GCTGAAGCAGCTAGTAATTCAGTATGGAAAGGTGGTTGGAGACCGTTTGTGGGTTGGGTTTGCGGTGCTGCCTTTGCTTATCATTTTGTTCTCCAGCCTTTGGCTATTTTTGTTATCGCTGCCTACGGTATGGAAGTACCTAGTCTCCCAGTGTTTGAAATGGGTCAGTTAATGACTGTGCTTATGGGTATGCTGGGTCTTGGTGGTTTGCGTAGTTTTGAGAAAACTAAAGGAGTCGCTAAGTAATGGCTAAACCTAAACTAAGTATAGCAGACAGGTCACTTAAATTACGCTTGAAGAAAAAGACTAGTGACGGAAGTTCTATTATGTCTCGACCACGTAGTAAACACGACAAACGAAATTTTAAAAAGTATAGAGGTCAAGGCCGATGAGTTTTAAGTTATCTGAAAGAAGTTTAGATAGATTAAAAGGTGTTGATCAAAAACTTGTTGACGTAGTAAAAAGAGCTATAGACATAACGGAAATAGATTTTGGTGTGACGGAAGGGTTAAGAACGCTGTCCCGACAAAAACAATTAGTTGAAAAAGGTGCTAGTCAAACCTTAAAGAGTAAACACTTAGGCGGTAGGGCGGTTGATTTAGCCGCCTATGTAGGGCCTAGGATTAGCTGGGAGTTAGCTGTTTACGATGACGTAGCCGAGGCTATTAGACAAGCCGCAAACGAACTAGACGTTACCATTCGTTGGGGAGCCGCCTGGCATAAAAACTTAACGGATACCGAAATGTCCGCTGAAGCTTTAATGAATGAATACATAGATCTGCGTCGTTCACAAAGCAGACGACCCTTTATTGATGCGATGCATTTCGAACTTGCATAAAAACTAGCTTTTTTCGTATGAGATATGATAAGATAATCTACGATATTATTAGACAATATGCGAGGAGCAATGGATGAAATATATGTAGCGGAGGCAGTATTTAGGATTGTTAGAGAGCGACGTTCGACTATTGTGGATGTATTGCAGTACGGTAACGTTAAATCAATGGAGCAATACCGTGAACTTATGGGAAGTATAGACTCCCTAAATCATGTGGAACAGGAACTCAAGAGCCTGCTAGAAAAACAGGAGCAACAAGATGACTGAAGAAATAAAGCAAGAAGAAAAACCAAACTTGGCTGAAGCCTATGTGGATAAGCCTGTTTTAAATCCAGAATTAATTAGCGGTTCGTTATTAGAACGGCTACCTCAACCAACAGGTTGGCGCGTATTAATTCTTCCTTATAAGGGTAAAGCTAAAACAGAAAGCGGTATTTTTTTACCGGATGAAGTTCAGGACAAAAAACAAATTTCAACGCAGGTTGGGTATGTTTTGAAATTAGGTCCGTTAGCTTATAAAGATCAGAGTAAATTTCCATCAGGAGCTTGGTGCGAGGAAAAACAGTGGGTAATGTTTGCTCGTTATGCTGGCTCTCGTTTTCAGATTGATGGAGGAGAAGTAAGGATTCTTAATGATGATGAGATCCTTGCATCTATTCTTGATCCAGAAGATATTCACCACTTATAAAGGATAAACAATGGCCGAAGAAGAAAACAGTTATGACACCGATAACGAACCGGATACAGAAGTAGAGGTTCTTGACACAGAAGACTCTGCAACAAACGGCGCGTTACAGGCAGATAACGAAGATAACGAAGACGATCAGTTTAAAAAAGCGGAGTCCTCCACTCAAAAACGAATAGATCGTTTGACGAAAAAAATGCGGGAGGCTGAACGCCGAGAACAAGAAGCTGTTAATTATGCTCGAAATGTTCAAACTGAGGCCGAACAGATAAAAAGCCGCATGCAAAACTTAGATAACAGTTATGTTTCTGAGTTTACTACTCGTGTTGGCGCTCAGATGGATCAAGCGGAAAACGACCTTTCTCGTGCGATGGAGATGGGCGATACCAAATCTGCAGTAGAAGCACAACGTAGAGTAACTGCTTTAGCCATACAGGCTGATAGAGCTGAACAAGCAAAAGCTCAACAGGCTCAACAACACGCTCAACAACAAGCTCAACAAGCTCAACAACAAGCCTACGCTAATCGTCCGCAAGCCGCTCCGGCTAGGAGACCAGACCCTAAAGCGGAGCAATGGGCCACAAAAAACAAGTGGTTTGGCGATGATCAAGCCATGACTTATGCGGTTTTTGGGTTACATAAAAAACTAATTGAAGATGAAAGGTTTGACCCGCAAAGTGATGAGTACTATACTGAACTGGATAGACGGATGGCGGAAGAGTTTCCGCTTAAGATTAAAAGCCAAAGCAAAAGACCAGCCCAGACGGTTGCTTCGGCCTCTAGAACAGTCTCTGGGCGCAGTGGGAGAAAGGTTCGTCTCACCCCGAGCCAAGTCGCAATAGCGAAAAAACTGGGTGTGCCACTTGAAGAATACGCGAAATACGTGAAGGAGTAATAAAGATGAGTGAAGAAGACAAAATCGATAGATCCCCTCGCGCAACAAAAACTAGGGAGAAACAAGCCGTGCGTAAACCTTGGGCTCCCCCCTCTGTATTAGATGCACCGCCTGCACCGGACGGTTATACGCATCGTTGGCTTCGAGCGGAAACGCGAGGATTTGACGATACTAAAAACGTCAGTTCGAAAATAAGGGAAGGTTGGGAATTGGTCCGAAAAGACGAATATCCTGATTTTGAAGGTCCCGTTGTAGAATCAGGTAAGTATTCAGGTGTTTTTGGACAGGGTGGATTAATTCTTGCTCGTATGCCGTTGGAAACTGTCGCAGAACGTACTGATCACTTCAGAAGACGAAGTAAAGATCAAATGGATGCGGTAGACCACGACATGATGCGTGAGAATTCACACTCAACCATGACGATCAGTAAACCTGACCGTCAATCTCGTGTAACTTTTGGTGGTCCGAAAAAATAAAGTAGGGCCGCTCTTTTAGGAGAAAAATATCATGGCAAATGCAACAACAGCCTATGGTCTTCGTCCTATTGGGCTCGTTGGAAGCGGTGCAAACTCAACTGGTGTAACCGAGTATGAGATTGCTTCTAACAACACTAATGCTATTTTTCAGTACTCCATCTGCGTTCCTTTAGCAGCGGGTGTTATTGATCAAGCTGGTGCCACAAATGGTGGAACCACACAAGCATTAGGTGTCCTAATGGGCGTTCAGTACCAAGACTCTGTACAGAAAAAACCTGTATGGATTAACTACTGGCCTGGTTCAGGCTCTGTAAGCGTAGACACTAACTATCCAGTTAAAGCCTTCGTAGCAGATAACCCAAACCAGCTATTTAAAGTGGCTTCAGATGCTTCATTGACAGCTCGTGCAACTGCACTAGCTGCCGTGTTTGCAAATGCGTCACTGGGTACCTCGGCACGAACTGGAAGCACCGAGAACGGTGTAGCTAGTGGTGCTCTGGGCGTTTCTACTATCGCAACAACAGCGACTTTACCACTTCGAATCGTTGGTATTATGGACGATGAAGCAAACAGTGATTACACTGCTGCTGGTATTCCGTTAATTGTTCGATTGAACGCACATTTTAACGCCGGAACTCGCAGGTTTGATTCACAAACCACTGCGGATTCTCTCGGCATTTAAGGAGGGTTAGATAATGGCTATTTCTCGCGCACAACTGGCGAAAGAGCTAGAACCCGGCCTTAATGCCTTGTTCGGGCTTGAATACAACCGTTACGAAAATGAGCATGCTGAAATTTTTGAGGAAGAGTCTTCGGACAGAGCCTTTGAAGAAGAAGTAATGCTTGCTGGTTTTTCAACAGCACCTGTCAAAGGCGAAGGAACTTCCATCAGCTTTGACGATGCTCAGGAAACATTTACAGCTCGTTACACACACCAAACCATCGCGCTTGCATTCTCGATTACAGAAGAGGCTATCGAAGATAACCTTTATGATCGACTTGCTTCTCGATACACCAAGGCTCTTGCACGTTCAATGGCCCAGACAAAGCAAATCAAGGCAGCTTCGATTTTGAACAATGCGTTCAATACGAGCAACCCTGTAGGTGACGGTGCAGCTCTTTGCTCAACCTCTCATCCAAGCCTTTCTGGTAACCAGCGTAACGTATTGTCAGTTGCTGCTGATCTCAACGAAACTTCGCTTGAGCAGATGCTTATTGACATTGCGGGTCTTACTGATGAGCGTGGTCTAAAGATTGCGGTTCGTGGCACAAAGTTGATTATCCCTAAAGAACTGCAATTCATCGCAGAACGGGTTATTAACTCTAACCTACGACCCGGATCAGCGGATAACGACCTTAATGCAACAAAGAGCATGGGAATGCTTCCTGAAGGAGCGGTGGTAAACCACTTCCTAACGGACACTGATGCTTTCTTCATTAAGACTGACGCACCTAACGGCTTCAAGTACTTCAACCGTTCGCCTATTAAAACGGCAATGGAAGGGGACTTTGATACCGGTAACATGCGATTCAAAGCACGAGAGCGTTACAGCTTTGGTGTCTCTGACTGGCGGGCTGTTTTTGGCACACCAGGTGCATAACCTCTTGTAAAATAAGAAAAAATTTTATTTTGTGAGATAAGGGAAGGGATGGGTAAAACTATCCCTTTCTTTTTGTTCTTTTTTTTTGTATTCTATACATAACCTGACAGTTGCAATGGTGCGACTGACATTTGCCAAGACAGGAGAATATCATGGCTAATACTACTTTTAACGGACCAGTCCGTTCGCAAAACGGTTTTCAAGACATCAGCGTTGCTGCTGCAACAGGAACCGTAACCACTAATTCTACATACGGAAACAACGCTACGATTGGTGGAAACCTTACCGTAGCCGGAGCTATTATTTCTGGCGTATCGCCTAGCTTAAAAGGGTTGTCGGTAACCGCTAAAAACACCGCAGGTGCTCTTACCTATGTTGCGGGTATTAACGTAAACAACTTCACCGGTGCAGCCGCTCAAGTTTCAACACTTCCGGCAGCTACCGTAGGTGTCATAGTTGTACATGCACAGTCCGTAGACACAACGGGTGGTACTGCTACGTTGACATTTAACTGTGGTGGAACTGATGCTTATGAAACAGGAAGCGTTATGGAAAGCCGAGCCACCAACGCGGTTACGTTTGATACGTCTACTGCCGGTGAAACTAACCTAGTGTTCACCCCAGCTAGTGCTACAACAAACTTGATGAGCATTGGTTCTTACATTTATTTCACGTGTACAACAGAGGGTTTGTGGAATATTTCGTATAACCTTAACTCTCTTGGTGCGGGTACTACAGGCGCATTTGCTTTTGCCGCTTAATAATTAACCGGGCGGGGTTAGCGCCCCGCCTACATTTTATAGGAGATTATTATGGCAGGATCTGATGTAAGGGCTATAACGTTTTTAAATAGCCTTTCTGCAAGCACTACTTCCGTAGCTGCGGCAGCAACTACAACGGGCACCGCGTCGCTTACGCTTACGGCAGCCGCAGGAACCGGAGCTTTTCATGGGGTTAACCAAGCAGCAAAAATTACGCTAACTTCTTCGGGAAATCTTTCTGGAATTACCGTTACTGTTACTGGAACGGATATTGCAGGAAATGCTCAAACAGAAGACCTTACCGGGCCTAATAACAGCACGGTTACTTCAACTAAGTTCTACAACACCATTACGGCGGTAGCAGGAGATGCTTCGATAGGTACGGCTATGAGTGTAGGAGTTGCGGCAGGAACTACCGGTGGTAAAGCAAAAATATTTGGTGGTAGAACCAGATTAAGAGGTATGCATGCTACTACAGGCGGCACTATAGGTGATATTAGTTTTTTCAACAGTACGCCTACTTCAGGAACGGCTGTTTTTTCTATTAAAGTAGCCACTACCACTAAAGACTATGTAGATCCGTTTATTCCTGATGAGGGATTAGTGTTCTCTGACGGATGCTATGTAGATCTTCCTGCAGGAACAGCGGTAAGTTTTACAGCTTTTTTTAATTAACTGTACTTAGACGGATTATGGCTACAATAAAAAATGTAACTAGAACTCCTTCTGGAAAAATTAAATATCGGGGGGAAACCTTTTCTGGTTTTAATAAACCAAAAAGAACCCCCGGTAAACCTAAGAAAAGTGCGGTGTTAGCTAAAAAAGGTGACCAAATTAAATTGGTTCGTTTCGGCGACCAGAATATGTCTATTAAAAAAGATCAACCCTCTAGGAGAAAAAGTTTTAGGGCGCGTCATTCTTGCGATACGGCTAAAGACAATTTTTCTGCTCGATACTGGTCTTGTAAAGCATGGTGATATAAATGAATCAACTTACCCCTGAAGAAGTATTAAGTAAATTAGCACATCATGAAATGAAATGTGAACTCCGCTACAAGAACATTGAACAACGGTTGGATTCTCAAACAGAGGATTTAAAAGGACTGAGCAATAAATTGTGGTTCTTAGTTGTTTTAATTATTGTTACGCCAATGGTGCATCGTCTTTGGGCATGAAATGCGCTTAGAATTTATAGGCGATCCTTTAGAAAAATCAATAGCACAGGAGATTATGTCTTGGTCTAGCACTGTTTTAGAAAAGCCAAACAAGTTTTTTAACGGTCTGCCACCTTGTCCTTATGCAAAACAAGCCTGGATGAATGATAAGGTTGCTTTTGTTTTTAAAAAAGAAAAAACGTACCAAGATTTATATTCGGTTATTTCTTGTTTTGACGATAAATTTGATATAGCCATATTAGTAGATTTAAACAATCATAAAGATTCCGAGGAGTTTCATGATTATTTAAATGAATTAAATACGGCTATTTCCAAGGGTTGGTTTATTGATAAAGACATTTGGGTAATGGGCTTCCACCCAGATGATGACGCTACTGAGTTTGCCGAAGAGGCTGATTTTGAAGCCTTAGTGGAGGTAGAGTACTCTATGATTTTTATTCAAAGGCTGTCAAAATTGCAAGAATCATCACATAGAATAAAGAAAAACGGGTATTATGATAATTATGATGAGGAGTATAATGCTTCTCATATTTTTCAACGTAGAGAAGAACTTTACAGGAGATTAGAAAATGGCAATGGCCCCTAAAAAGATGCGCGGCGGCGGTATGGTTAAAAAGATGCGCGGTGGTGGCATGGTTAAGAAAATGAAAGAAGGCGGAGATGTGTCAAAAATGACTGTATCCGAACTCCGTAAAGAAGCTAAAGAAAAAGGTTATAAACTAGTTAAGGCTTAATTATGACTACTTCAGGGAGCAAAGATTTTGAGTTAGATGTGGCCGACTACATCGAAGAAGCTTTTGAGCGTTGTGGCTTAGAGGTTAGGACAGGTTACGACCTAAAGACAGCTAAACGTTCTCTTAATCTAATGCTTGCTGATTGGTCTAATCGTGGTTTAAATCAATGGACTATTAAACAACGATCTTTAACTTTGACGGCGAATGACGGCGAATATAACCTGTCTTCGGATGTGATTGATGTTTTAAGTGTTGTTGTTCGGGTTTCTGACACAGATTACTCTCTTATTCGTTTAAGTAGAGATGACTACATTACGATACCTACAAAAACGAGCACAGGACGACCTAATCAGTTTTTCTTAGACCGACAAATAACGCCAAATTTAAAAGTGTGGCCGGTTCCGGATAGCAGCACGTCATATACTATATACTATGATGCGCTTACTCGTATGGACGATGCGGATATATACACGAATACAATGGATATGCCTTTTAGGTTTTATCCGTGTCTTGCCGCAGGGTTAGCTTATTATTTGTCTTTGAAGAAAAACCCGCAAAGAACACCCTTATTGAAATCTGTTTACGAAGAAGAGTTTCAAAGGGCTGCTGACGAGGATCGGGATAGAGCTTCTTTTAATGTTGTACCTAGCGTTGGTTACTACAGGTAATGGCTAAGTTTGCATCAGGTAAAAACTCTTGGGCCATCTGCGATAGATCGGGGTTAAGATATCGGTACAAAGTAATGCGAAAAGAGTGGAATGGCTTGTTAGTCGGTCCGGATCAATACGAGCCAAAGCACCCTCAATTAGGGCCATTTAGAAAAGTAGTAGATCCACAAGCCTTAAAAAACGCCAGACCAGACCGGGTAGAACCTATGGATGTCTATGTTGGATTACCTACTGTAGAAAATGAAAATTTAAGGCCAGCCACAGGTTTTTCTCAAGTTGGTTTGGTTACGGTGACTACATCATGAGTTTTACTTATGCTCAGTTAAAACAAGCTATACAAGACTACACAGAAAACGATGAGACTTCGTTTGTTACTAACTTACCTGTTTTCATTCAACAGGCGGAAGAACGTATTTTAAAGAACGTTCAACTAACTCTTTTTAGAAAAAATGTCAGTGGTAACTTAACTCAAAACAATAAGTACTTGTCTGCCCCGAGTGATTTTTTAGCTCCTTTTTCGTTGTCTTTTGTAGATTCTAACAACGAGCATCAATTTTTAGAGTTTAAAGATACCGATTTTGTACAATCGTTTAACCCTAATGCCGCTACGCAAGGAAACCCTAGGTATTATGCGCTTTTCGACATAAATCATTTTATTATAGGCCCGACACCAAACGCAGCCAGCGTTATTGAATTACATTACTTTTATAGACCCGCTAGTTTAACGGCGGGTTCCGATAGTGGCACTACTTGGTTAAGTGAAAACGCTCAAATTGCTATCCTTTATGGAAGCTTGTTAGAAGCGTATACTTATATGAAAGGTGAGCAAGACTTGGTAGCGCTCTATGAAAAAAGATTTGGGGAAGCTTTAGTGGGTATGAAAATGTTTGGTGAAGCTAAAGAAGTTACGGATGAATATAGGGTTGGAAAAATTATTAGGGCTAAACAATGAGTGTTCCATCCTTGAATTTAGACATTACACCTACTTTTAAAGTAGATGTGAAAACCACTGAAAACAGGGGTTTTACTCCGGAAGAAGTTGCAGAACGGTGTGCCGACAAAGTAATATCAATTTCAGATACTGCAAATCCGATAATACGAGATCAAGCTCGTGCTTTTAAAACACATTTAATTAAGGTCCTATCTTTTTACATGAAAGAAGCTATTAAAAGTGATAGAACTACAGTTTATAATGCTTTATCTAATGCGGGGCATAAAGATTTAGCTGAATTAATAAGGAGAATGTAATATGGCTTTTAACGGTAATTTTATGTGTACCACCTTTAAAAAAGAATTAATGTTTGGCGTACATGATTTTGCGAACGGGGCCGATACGTTTAAAATTGCACTTTATACGTCTTCGGCTACCTTAAATGCATCTACTACGGCATACACTACCAGCAATCAAGTTGCTAACGGTAATGGATACAGTACGGGTGGAGAGTCTTTAACTAATGTATCCCCTACCGTCAGCGGCACTACCGCACTTACGGATTTCGCCGATGAAACGTGGGGATCCTCTAGTATTACAGCTAGAGGCGCTTTGATTTACAACAGTACGCCTAACACGACGTCAATTTCTGTGACCAATCCTTCGGTAATAATTCTTGATTTTGGTGCAGATAAGACCTCTACGACCGGCGATTTTACGGTTGTTTTTCCAACTGCTGACGCAAGTAATGCCATTATAAGGATCGCTTAATGGCTAGTGTTGTTGCCGCTTACAAAGGCTGGAATAGTTCAGCTTCTGCTTGGGGTGACGTAGGTTGGGGTCAGGATAACGCTTTAACAGGGTTAACCGCGTCAGTAGGTGCGGTTACTGCTTCCGCCAACGCTGATGCAACTGTTTCAGGACTTCAAGCAACAAGTGCTTTTGGTTCTGTAACGGTTATAGGTGAATCAGATGTACCGGTTACAGGGTTAGCGGCTACCTCAGCAGTTGGCGGTGTAACGGTAAATGCCGCAGCAATTGCAACAACTACTGGAGTTTCCGCCACATCGGCGGTAGGTTCGGTCATAGGTCAAGGTGGCGTAAAAATATTCGTTACAGGATTGTCTATGACCACTTCGGTGGGTAACGTCTTGGTTTGGGGAAATATTGTACCAGACCAAAATCCAAGTTATAGTACCATACAACCATCTCAAACCCCTGACTGGGTAAGAATAGCCGCATAATAAGGTGTAAAAAATGCCAAGTACATATACTACTAATAACGGTATTGAGCTCATAGCCACCGGGGAACAATCCGGAACCTGGGGGGCCACAACCAACACGAATCTTAGCCTAGTTGATACTGCTTTAGACGGGCAAGTTACAATAACCGTAGGTGCTACAGGAAGCAGCGGGTCGCCTAATGCGCTCCCTGTTACAAATGGAAGCACCTCTAATGGACGAAACAGGTTAATTATTTTTGCCGATGGAGGAGATTTAGGTGGAACAGTTTTTGTTCAACTAACCCCAAACGATGCCGAAAAAATAGTCTACATTAGGAATTCCCTAACGGCCAGCCGCAGTATTTTAGTCTTTCAAGGAACGTACAATGCTTCCAATGATTACGAAATTCCAGCAGGAACTACTGCCGTGGTTCACTTCAATGGTGGGGGCTCTGGTGCTGTTGCCGCTAATGTGTTTAATAATGCTTATTTCGATAGCTTGCGTCTCGGTGCTGTCTCTGTTACAGCGGTTCTTGATGAAGACAATATGTCTTCTAATAGCGCCACTTCGTTGGCTACGCAACAATCTATTAAAGCGTATGTAGACAGTACTGTCACGGCTCAAGATCTTGACTTTGCAGGAGGCTCTGGTTCTGGATCGGTAGACTTAGACAGTCAAAACTTTACTATTGCAGGGACATCAAACGAAATAGAAACTTCTGCGAGTGGGCAAACTTTAACGGTAGGTTTACCTAATGCAGTAACTATTGCGACGTTAACGCTAACAAATGATTTAGCTGTAGCTAACGGCGGAACAGGTTCCTCTAATGCATCTGACGCTAGAACAGCGTTGGGTTTGGCTATTGGGTCAAACGTAGAGGCATTTGATGCGGATATTCTAAAAGCTGACACTGCTGATACGCTAACAGCACCATTCAGAGGGACGATAACAACAGACAATGATCTTTCTTTTGATCAAAACGTCACCAACAACTTTCAATGCACACCGAGTGGTGCAGGGGCATTAACCTTTACCAATCACACCTCTGGTCAGAGTGGTTTTATTCTTTTGATTAATTCAGGAGGCCACGCTATTTCTGCACACGCTAACACTAAAATTAACGCTGCTGACTTAACAGCTATATCGGTTGCTGGAACATATACCCTGAGTTATTTTGATAACGGGACAAACGCTTACGTTTCAGCAAGCAGGAGCTTTGCATGAG